ATCTATGGCTTATAATTTTGATTCAGAATCACATTCACGTGAAGCACATCAACAATTTTGGGAAGCTTTGAAAGACTTATATCCTAAACAAGGATTACCACGTGTCCCTGAAATTCACGATTGTTATTTTCGTGATGTGTATGATATCTTAGTGGAAATGGGATTTCAAGGATCTTATACAGAAACATTGAAAGCAATAGCAAAACATAAAAGTTCCTGCTCAAAAAAAACCTTTAGAGGTCGAACGTGTCGACGCACTAAACGGTAATCAGCTTCATCCTAGTGTAGTCATCTTCGGTCTCAAGAATAACTTCAAGAACTCTTCGGATCACACAGGCATACTTTTCAGACAGGATGGGGATAAACTCCTCACACTTCCTGATAGTGACTTCTCGAAGTTTTGTGTACTTGAGAAGAATTCGGAACCTTGGATTCAGCAAATGAGCTAGAGCTTTTGTCAAGCTGCGCTCATCGTGCTGTTTTGACAGCATTCTGCAGTACTGGTCCCTCACTGTAAGAGCGTGGTGCTCTTCTGCTTGCTGTCGCGTAAATTTGCGCACGACAGGGTCAGGATAAATCTTGTTTAGGTTTATCCTGTCCTCGTACTCCAGGTACTTGAACATTAGCTCCCACATGTGGGTATTCTGATAAAGCCCGTCCATTTTTGGTAGGCTATAAATCTGTAGTATTAAATTCCATTTTAACATGTTATCCAAAATAATTCAAATGACTTGTGCTATATGCTGGGATTCAATGGATATGGAAGAATTTCAAGATGATAAAGACTCTACAGAAACATGTTTCAAACTAGATTGTGAACACGCATTTCATACAAAGTGTATTGTAATGTGTCTTCTCAAATCTAAACATTCATGTCCATTATGTAACAAAGAAAAAGACCCAAAAGAAGAACTAGAAATTGTCGGACTAGCTCGTAAATTATGTACAGAAGCATTACGTGATCCTGAAATTTCAGTGATCAGACATGAACTGTATGAGACTCTATCTGATTATCAAGAAAATCTCCGACAACATAAAAAACGTTGTCTGGAAGCAGTTCAAGCAATAACTAAAGAAATGAAAATTACTGAATATCGATCACATCTTTTATATACAATTGGGTTGTTGAAACGAAAAATTAAGAGTAAAGTTACAGAAATGGGTCCTAAATATATAGGAGCAGCTCTTTTTAAAGAAAATAGATGGGATACATCTTTAGTTGAAAAATTGATACTGCCATTATATGCGAGTCGTAGATGGCGTTTTTACAGATTAAAACATCCGCGATTTTATTGTGATATTATTAAGACTACAAGGAATAAATGAATTGGCTACTTCCAATTGTAATAGGAACTACAGCTATGGTATATGTACATTCTTTTAATCGTATGTTTAAACTCTATGAAAAATCAGAGCGAACTCTAACCTTGGATAAAGTATTCAACTAACCATGTGTGCGAATACATTTCTATAAGAATGAGCGCCTGCTCTTCTGTATAGCATTGTTCTGTCACAACTTCCTCCTCCGGATTGTACACATTGGTAAATCGAACGGTATAAAGCTGCATCCTTTTAGGATTGTAAAACAATAAGTTATTTATCCGTTTTTCGCTGAATACAGTAAAGATGTTTGATCAAAAAACTTTAGAAGCTTTACAAAAAGCATATAATTCTGAACATCCTAAAGATCCGATTACCGGAGATATTTGGAACTCATTAAAAACTAAACTGCATAAAAAATGTCGGGCTGGAAAGACGTCATGTATTGTTGCTCATTTGTTAACAAGACCAAAAGCTCCTGATTCTTGGATTACTAAGCCAGAAGATTGGTTATCATCTACAGAAATTGAACAAGTTGAACACGGTTTCGAAAAGTTATTTCCTAAGTATAAGTTTTTAGGATGTATTCCGATAGACTTTGATCTAAAATCTGACTCTGGTCAATGTTTAGTTAGTGTTTTGTGTTCTTTACATGTTAAAGACTTGTACGCAAAAGGGACCCGTCAAATTGGAATAGTATTCAATACGGATAAACATGATGGACCAGGTAAACATTGGTTTGCTTTGTTCGCAGATGTAGATGAAACTTTAGAATATCCACGTATAACTTATTTTGATTCGTATGCTACCAAGCCTGAAAAAGAGTTGAATGTTTTGATGACCAGATGGAAAAATGAGATTGATGGTATGGGATTAGGTAAGACTGTCCTAACAAGAAATTCAACAAGGCATCAGTACAAAGATTCCGAGTGTGGAATATATTCTGTATATTTTCATTACTGTTGTCTCCTAGGTATTCCTTTAGATGAACGTATTCCTGATGATGTGATAAATAAATTTCGTAAACTTCTTTTTAAGGTAGGATAATAATGGAAGAAACACCCTTTCTACAACGATGGGGACCTCCCGTATTTATTGTATTAATGATTATTGTTGGTATATTTCTGATTTATCGTACTATTGCAGGATCAGATATGGCAACAGTAAAACGTGCATCTCTAACGATGGGAACTTACGAAAAGGTAACTCAATTAGTTCCTCTAGGATGTCCGACCGGAGATGATACGCGATTATGTGATTATTATATTGCTTCATCATCCTATTCTGTATTTCCTTCATCTTCAGTGTACGATTATGTTTCTGATGGAATTCTGCCCTTAGTTATCAAAGCAGGAGCTCGTCTTGTAGAATTAGATGTGTACGCCGATGAAAATAATAAACCAGTTGTCGGCTTAAAAAATGAAACTATGGGATACGATTATGCTAAAAATTCGGTATCATTTGAATCTTGTTGTGTATCTATAGCAAATACTGCATTTAATAAAGTTGATACTAAGACAGCTTCTGATCCCTTTGTGCTCAGCTTAATGTTTCATACGAATAAACGAGATGTTATGGAAGCTTGTTCTGAAATATTGAAACAAACTTTAGGTGGATACTTTTTACCATCTAAGTATGCGTATGAAGGACAAGGAACTTTAGATTTAGCTTCTGAACCAATTTGTAATCTTGCTGGAAAACTTATAATCGTTTCAGGTCCTGAAGTAAAAAGTGTACCTGTAATGCATGAACTTGTAAACTTATCTTGGGGATCTTCAAATTTAAGACGTTTATCATTTATGAATGCTTCGCAACCATATGATCACGAAGAATTAATTGATTCAAACAGAAAAGCAATTACTATGGTCATTCCTGATCCTGATCCTGATTTGAAAAATAGTAATCCTACTGTATTATTCGGATACGGTTGCCAATGGATTATGATGAATTATGGTTCTTTAGACGCAATGATGGAGATCTATGTAGGTAAGTTTCAGCAAGGAAGTGTACTTGCTAAACCAGAGTATTTGAGGTACAAACCGGTCGTCTATAAAAAGCCCGCCCTCCCTCCTCCTGAACATTCCTTTCAACCTATGGCCGCCACATCTCCGATTTACGACCATAATCCAAAGACTGGAGATAAGTCAATTGTGTTTTAGAGCCTTCCCGAGTATTTTCCTGCGTTTAAATAAAATGGCCAATAAGTGGATTACGCACATCAAGAAAACGATGAAAACGATGAAGAGTCGTGGCACGTACAAGAAAGGTATGGGACTCAAGCAAGTGATCAAAGAAGCTAAGAAGTCCTGGCACAAAGTCAAGGGCAAGCGTGGTGGTGGCGAAGACTCATCCTCTGAAGAAGAGGCAGCGGCTGTAGAGAAGACCGAGGAAATGAAGGAACCTGAACTAGGTGGACGTCGTCGTCGCAAGCATGGTAAAACTCAAAGACGTCGTAAGCACTAAAAAATTATGCGTATGAACATATAAATGGGAGGTGGTCTTCTACAATTGGTAGCTTACGGAGCTCAAGACGCGTATATTTCTGGGAATCCTCAGATCACGTTTTGGAAGGGTCTTTATAAACGACACACCAATTTTGCTATGGAGCCATTCCGTATCAACTTTAACGGTGAACATGCATGGGGAACCAGACAAACTGCAATTATTAACAGATATGCTGATCTCCTCTTTTCTACGTACATTCAGTTAGAACTTCCTACGAACAATTTAGCTTCACCTCCGGAAGCGGTAGAGTGGAATCATGGATCGGGTGTCGCAGGAAATTTAGCCAGCACGTTAACTAATCTGCCTTATTTAGATAACGCTACATTTCAAGGACAATCGGGGGTAAATGGAGGCCTTGCCGACATTATTAATAAAGCCACGGTAGGAGGTCAAATTGTTCCTCTTGGATTCAATTTTATTGATCGTGTAGAACTAGATATTGGTGGTCAAATTATCGATCGTCTGTACTCCGAATATATGTATTTATGGTCTTCTTTGACTTCCGATTTTTTGAAGGCTCGCAAACTATCTGGAATGTTGACTAATGAAAAGTATAGTGCACAAACATTAAAATTTTCTGGCGGCGGCGGATGTGCAGAAAATGGTCGTCAGTCTAAGCCTAATGTTCTGTACATTCCTCTGATGTTCTTTTTTACCCGAAATCCAGGAACTGCTCTACCTCTAATTGCCCTACAATATCACGAAGTCAAGATCAATGTATACTGGAAACCTCCTCAAGCAATTGTGGGAAATCATACTCCAGGTAATACGCAGATCGCAAATCTTCCTGCAGCAACTTCTTCTTCTCTCTACATTGATTATATTTACCTAGACACAGATGAGCGCAGACGTTTTGCTCAACAGTCTCACGAATACCTCATCGAACAGGTCCAGTTTAATCAAGATGTAGGTATTTCAACAGCATCTAGACGTATCGATCTAACCTTTAACCATCCTGTCAAAGAACTCATTTGGGTTGTTCAACCTGCTTGCTACACCGATTGCAAGATAAACCCGCTCGTATATGCAAGAAAAGCTAGTGATCCAAATTATGTATCCGGAGGTGATACCCGTCTACTTCCCTTCGTATACGATCAATCTGCTGTATTTGAACAGCAATTACAGATTAACGGCCAAGATCGTCTAGAGAGACGTTATGGTGATTACTTTAATAAGGTTCAACCCTATCAACACCATACAGGCATTGCTCCTGGACCTGGTGTATACATGTACTCTTTTGCTGTCAAGCCTGAAGAGCACCAACCTTCTGGAACATGTAACTTTTCTCGCATTGATACGGCTACTCTAGTTCTGACCCTGGATGGATCTGTAGACATTGATGATAGCAATGACACTACGTGGAGTGTGCGCATGTACGCCGTAAACTATAACGTTCTGCGTATTATGTCCGGTATGGGCGGATTAGCGTTCTCCAACTAAGCGTCTGAGAACC